GCTTGGTCGCCTGCACCGAGATGGTCAGACCGCGATCGTCGGTGAAGGTGCTGATGTCGATCAGCGCGTCTTCAAGGGACGTCTCGTTGAGGTCGGCCATCGTGGTCGCACGGTTGGCAGCAGTGCCACCACCGGCCAGCGGGTGGTCGGTAGCGATCAGTGCCTTACCGTCGCCGCCAGCGAAGCTGGAGGAGAAGGCGTTGTTGAGCACGTCGGCACCCTTCACTTCCTTGGTGTTAGCCATGGAGCGAGCGAGGGCCTTCACATAGCGCTTGCCGAGGGAGTCGTAGAGGTTGTCCTCAACGGCCTCTTCGGTCAGCGAGAAGGCGAGTGCGATCGTGTCGTGGGTGTAACGAGCAGTGTAGCTCTCGGAGGCGTTGTCGAATTGGACGCCCTGGCCTTCGGTCTTGACGGGAGCCCCGCCAAAGCCGGTGACCAGCACTTCCTCTTCAAACGCACGCTGAGAATCTTCAACGGCGAAGATCTGCTCGTACTCGCGAGAGTAGCTGTCGTAGCTCATGCCAAAGAGGCTGTTGAGTCCGGGCTCAAGCTCTTTGGCGAGCTGGGCGCGTGAAATAGCCATTATTCAGCCTCCTTATGCTAAGCCGGCGGACTTCACGCCCATGATGTGGTTTTGGATAACCACAAGCACGTTCGTGTTGGCCGAGGCCACGTCGTCGTTGTCGGGATCCTGAGAGATGTCGATTGCCTTGAGGGGCAGGGTCGTGGTCGTAGCACCCGTGGTGACATCGAGCTCCAAGTTGGAGCGACCGCTCTTCACGTCGCCCGTGGTGGCGTTATCGACGATGTCGAAGTTGCCAAACAGGTCAGCGACGGGGAAAGCAGCATCGGCTTGCACTTCAAACACCACGTTCGGATCGTCGATGACGAAAGCAATGATGTCGGAAGCGGCAATGCCGCCAGGGTAGTAGTTCTTGAACACCTGCTCACCAGTGGTCGGATCCGTGTACTGGCAGCCGTTGAAAACGCCTACCACCGGAACCGCGCTGGATGCAGCAGCACGCTCAATACCACCGCCGGTTACTTGCTTGACCAGGTCGCCCTGGAAAATCTTGCCGGAAAGACCGCTTGCGATCCGGTAACGGGATTGACCCCCAGAGTAAGGGGCTCCACCCATCATCCGGCTCGGACGCAGTCCAAATGCAGCGTCTTTATTTGCCATGTGAATGGCCTCCTATCAGCGTCGTCCAAAAGTGACTTGGGTATCGCGCTGGGGGTCGTACTTCACATAACGATTGTCGCCCCGGAGCTCGCTGAACATGTTGTTGTCCAACGCTTCCCGGGCCTGGCGCGTCTTGTCGCTGTAATACGCTCGACGCTCCTCAATCGTTTCGATCGGTAACTTCGCCAGCAGCAGACCCTCTGTGCTAATCACACCCTCATGGCGGCCGCTGTCCATGGTGGGGTAGGCATCGCGCCACTCAGGCGGGAGGTCGGTGCCACGCACCAGTTCCCAGCCCTCGCGCACTCGACGGGACACGTTGGCCCTGTCTTCTTGCCCCAGCATGCTCTCCCGAATCCAACGGTATTCGTACCCCGGAGGAGGCGGAGGAGTTTCCAGCTTGCGCACTGGGCGCCAAGGTTGTCTGCGAGCTTGTTTTTCGTGAGTCTCGGAATCACGGCTTGCGCGGCTAGTCGTATTACTCATGTCAGCGTGCCTCTCGTTGTGCGATCTTCTGCTTTTCCTTGGCCACTCGCTGGAGCCATTGCTCCTCGGACAAGTTGTGCGGCTTCAGACCGCGGAGGCGTTCGATCTCCGACTTGGTGAACGTCACGCCACGCTTAGTCTGTGTTTTTTGCCGACCTCCTACTGAGGCGGAAGCGACTCTTTGCACAGAGGGTCGACTTTCCTGTTTCCCGGCAACCTGGCCGTCGTCACCGGCGGCCTTGAGCGAAGGATACGCCCGATAAACGCGATTGTTCAACTCCGCATAATAATCCTCGGAGTCGGCTTCGTAGCCTTCGTTCAGAAGGTTGAAGTGGGTGAAATACGCAAGCTGCGTAGCGGCAGAATGCTCGGGATCCTCTTGGTTCCCGTACCAGGGGTTCTGCTGGTGCCAGGACAGGGCCTGGTCGGTCGGCTTGACCTCCTGCTGGGGCGCTTGCTGCTGCGGCTGCTGTTGGTACTGCTGATATTGCTCAGGCTGGGCCTGGTATTGCTGGGCCTGAGCCTGCTGGGCACCAGCCTGGCGGGCCTTGGCCGCGTTCAGCTTCTCCTTCTGGATTGCGAGCTCGGTCTTCAGCGTATCGGCCTTAGACATGAGCTCAGCATCGCCGCTGGCTACCGCCTTCCGGTAGATCTCGTCTACCTGGTCAGTCTTGGCCTTCAGCGACTCCTCTTCCTTCTGGAGCATGCTCTGCTGGTAGTGGACCGTCTGCTGACGATACTGCTGGAGCTCCTGCTCCTTTTGCATCGCCAGGCGCTCTAGCTGGGCAGCGCGCTCCTCAGCCTCGCGGCTCTTGGCGTTGAGCTTGTTAATGCGCCGAGACACTTGCTTCGTGTAGCGCTCAAGCTCGTCCTCGGGGGAGGCTTTCGCCTCAGATTGCTCCGCGCCTTCGGGCAGGTCTTCGGTGATCTCGATATCGACCTGATCTTCTTCGGCTTGTTTTGCTTGGTTCTCAATCATCGGAAGCTCACTATGTCGTCGGGGTTCAGGATGGTTCCAATGACCTCGTCGTCATTGATGATGCGGACCTCGGCGCCGTCTTCAAGCTTGAAGCGGGCCCCCGAGTAGCGGCCGATTAGAACCCAGTCGCGCTCCTTGCACCAAGGCTTGTGGCCAAACTTCGCCGTCTCCGCGTAGCAGAGCGGACCCATCTTCACCACATAGGCCACCACGGTGGCGAGCCCTTCCCGGTCAAGAGTCTCCTGGGTCAGGTGGATCCCACCCTTGGTCGTGCCCTTCCCCGCATAAGGAAGAACCAGCATGCGCCAGCCGGACGGGCTTGGCATGCGCTCAAGCGCACTCTTCTCCAACAGCGTTGGATCGAGCACGCGCTCCTCAGTGCTTACATAAGCACCCTCTACACTTGGTTTGCTCACCGCGCCTCCTTCTTGAGGTAGTCCCGAATGGTCTCCTCGATAAAGTCTAGCGCACGCAGCTCGCCTTGCACAAACTTGTACTGTTCCATATCTTTGAGCAAACCACTCATGAGCATCTCTTGAATCAGCGCCCGACGCTCACGAATGGTTCGATCGATCTTGGACTGAAGGTCGAGGTCGTCCATCAATCCCTTTCGTAGAAATAAAGGCCCTTAGTGGCGGCGCCGGTGCCACGGGTCTTCATTCTCTTCGGCTTGCCGCCCATGACGGCACCACCGGCTTTCATCTCCTTCGCCTTCTTCATGGCGATGGCGACGGCTTGGTTTTGAGGACGACCCTCTTTACGGAGCATCTTGATGTTCTCCGAGATCGTCTCCTGGCCACGTCCCTTCTTCAGCGGCATCTTGTGCCTCCTTCTTCTTGGGTGCCGCCTTCCGACGGCGCTTGGGTTTGATTGCAGGCTCCTCGATTAGGGCCTCCTGCTCGACGTCAGAAAGAACCACCGAGGGAGGCGCAGGTTCCTCCCCGGTAGCCCGGCCAAGCTTGGCCGCAATCCGTGCCTCGTTCGCCGCGTCGCGGTCAGCCTTGCGCTTCTCCTCGGCCGCGAAGGCCATGCGCTCTAGCTCCCGGACCTCCTTCTTGTGGGCCCGGAGCTTATCGATCGCCTCAAGGCGGTAGCTGGTGGTCATTGTTGTCTCCCAAATTTCTGTGCGAGCTCCATAAGCTTGAGCTCAGCGTTCTGGCGAAGCCGGTCCTCGGCGATCGCGATCTTGTCGTCAGCGATCTGCTTCTGCAGATCCATGCGCTGGCGCTGGATCTCGGCCTCCAGGAGCTTCTCCTGCATCCGGCGCTGCTCCTCGGCCTGGAACTCGCCCTGGTCCTGCTGGAGCTCTGCGGCCCGGAGCGCAAGCTCCTGCTGGCGGATCTGGACCAGCGGATCCTCTGCCCCGCCCTGGCCGATGGACTCCATGAGCTCGGCGGTCAGCTGGGCCAGGATCGGCGAGGCCACCTGGTCGATCAGCATCTGGGCCTGCTGCTGGAAGGCCTGGACCTGCTCCGGCGGCAGCTGCTGCGCGAGCATGGGCAGCTGCTGGATCTGCTGCATCACCTCCGGCGGAAGCTGCTGCTGGGCCATCTGAGCGGCCCGGAACTGCAGGTGCTGGAGCATGTGCGAGATGATCATCGCCTGCAGCTGTGGGTTCTCCTTGACCACCTGGGTCAGGAAGAGCTGGCGGTGGGCGTCGACGTGGGCCACATGGTTCTGCTGCTCAAAGGCCTGCGCGGGCTGCCCGAGCAGGAGCCCGGAGTTCTCCAGGCCCGCATCCACCGGCATGGGCGGCTGGGGCTCAGGAGGCGGCTGCAAGAGGGTATCGATATCGTCCACCCCAAGGGCCGCGTACATGCGCCGGTAGGCCTCGTAGACGCCCCGCGGGCCATGGATCTGCGGGTTGGACTGGACCAGCTGCATCAGCTCCTGGGCCAGGGTGATGCGCTGGCTCTGGGAGAAGATGTTCGGGTCCGAAACAGGGATCACGTCCACCCGGCCGTCGAAGTCGGCGTTCAGGACCTGCTGTTGGCCGGAACCCGTCTGGTAGGGGTATGCCGGCGGCAGGTACTCGCTGAAGACCCGGGCCATCAGCTGGAACTCGATCTTCTGGCTGTAGTGCAGGCGCTTGTGGATCGCGCTCATCACCTTCGTGCCACGCTCCAGCAAGGCCACGGTCGTGCCCACGGGCATCTGCTGGTTCATGTCCCCGACGTTCATGTCGGCGATCGAGGCAAAGCGCTTGCCGCTCTCGACCAGCAGCCCGAGCAGCTGCATGAGGACGTTCGACGGCTCCTTGATCGGCAGCGGGATCAGGTTCTCCCGGAGGCTGCCGCCGGTGGTGTCGATATCCCGGAACTCACCGGGCTGGAGCGGGTTGTCCTCGTCCCGGATCCGCATCCCGCGGGCCTTGAAGCCAGCAGGCAGGTTGGCCAGGGTGCCGGCGTCGATCAGCTGACGCAGGATCGAGGTCGAGGCCTTCGACAGGCCGCCGATCATGTGGCTCAAGCCCAGGCCGTAGAAGCCCAGGCCGGGGAGGAACTTGAACTGCACGAAGTAGTTGATCTTGCGCTTCGACGGGTCCTCTTCGCGCCAGTTGCGGCGCACGGACAGGACCTGCTGAGAGTCCTCGTCGATGGTGACGATGTAGGGCAGCTTCAGCCCCGTGGGGTCGCCGTCCTCGCCGACGTCCTCAAAGCCCGGGAGGTCGAGGATCGTGTGGACCTCGTAGACCGTGCGGTCGCGCATCTCCTGGTAGGACGGGGACTGGCCCTCGATGTCGTCGATCTGCTCCTCGATGTCGTCCCGGGAATAGCGGCCGTTCCCACCCTTGAGCTCGACGTCCGCGTAAAAGCCATTCAGCTGCAGCTTCCGGATTTCGTTCTTGCTCATGGTCAAGACGTGGGTCACGCGCTCGGCCGAGAACAGGTCCGGGGCCTCGTAGGGCACCACCAGATCCTCCGGGGCGATGAACTTGCTCACCGCCCGGTCTAGCACCGTGTCGTAGTAGACCTTCTTGAACGCGGATCCCGCCAAGGGCAGGTAGAAGAGGAGCATGTCGAGCTCGGGGTCGTACTCCTCCATCACGTTCATGATGTAGAAGTTCATGAAGTCCTGGACCCGCTCAGCCTGCTGCTCCACCTCGACAGAGCGCGCGCCGACGATCTCGGTCTTCACCGGGCCCTTGGCCGGCAGGAGCTCCTTGTATGCCTGGGCCTGGAACTGGGTCACGGCCTCGGCCAGGATCGGGTGGATCACCCCAGAGGCGCCCTCAAAAGGCTGGGAGCGGCTCTCGTCGAAGCGCATGCCC